CGAACGGCGACGGGAAGTCTGTAGCTGCAGGTAGCTTCCCCGCGCCTATCAAGTTCTATGACTTTGACGGGCGCATGAAGCCTCTGAAGCTATTCTATCCAAACGCTGACATCCAGTATGTCACGGTTGGTCCGAAGGCTATCCCTGCGAAGGGCATCATCGACTTCCTCGACTTCTGCAAGGAGTTCGAAGACCTACAGGACCGATGCCCCTGGAACACAGTAGTCATCGACTCGTTCACGAACCTGAGCAACACTGCAATCACATATCAGCTTCGTGTCCGAGGCGGCTTCGATGACTTCAAGGGAAAGAAGTCTGCAAGTGGCCTTCCGATTCCCGGCTTCGACGAATACAACGGAGAGACAACGAGCCTCTCTCAGATTCTCGACGTCGCGAAGGTCATACCTTGCAACATGATAATGACAGCTCATCCCATCATCAAGATTGCTGATGAGGGCGGGAAGTCACGACGCTACACCAGTATCGCAAGTTACGGTGCGAAGATTGCTAGCATTGCACCGACCTACTTCGATGAGATTTGGGTATTCGAGCGAGAGTCTGAATCGCTGGATGCCAAGCGTCTGGTCTGGACTGGTGGCCGAGCAATGACCAAGACTGCTCTGCCAATCCCCGGAGTGTTCGACATTACCAAACGCCGTTTGTATCCTCTGGTCAAGTCAGCGATTGAGGAGCACGGCATCAAGCTGGCGGAGAAGCTGGCATCACAGGAGGTGACGGAGCCGAGCAACGGTTAACGTGAGTAACGCACTCTAACAGGAGACAGAGACAATGGCAGAATCGTTGAGACTGACAATCACGCCAGCCGACGTGAAGCGCAACAAGATTGTGCAGGGCGGCTGGTATCAGAGCAAGGTCGTCGAGGTGTCCATCGAGAAGAACAAGAAGGACCCCTCATCGAACAACGCTGTCGTCGAGGTCGAGGGCATGGAGGGCGCGTCGGAAGGTGCGCGGGCCATGTCGTGGTTCCCGGAGAAGTATCCGTCGATGGCTCAGACGTTCGTCGAGGCCGTGACGGGCACGAAGCTCTCCGAGGACACCGGAGGTGACTTCATCTTCGGACCGAACCTCAAGGGCAAGGTCATCCTCGCCCTCTGGGAGCCGGGCGAGTACAACGGTCGCAAGACCAACAACATCCGCGATTGGGCACCCGTCGCCGACCTCGCAGCGGCTGCAGCTGCATCGGCGAACGTCCCCGGCGCGGACTTCTAGTTCTCACTGTCGCTAGGAGTCTGAGTAGTCAACCGTGTGGTCCCGAGCGGTGGGGAATCGGGACAACCTTTCAACGCAAGACAACAGGAGAGTGTCATGAATCAGCACAACGAAGAGCACGAAGTCGACGAGCAGGACGAAGCCGAAGCCCGCGCTGACGTGTCGGACGGCGAGGGGTCGGAGGAGACTGCCGAGGAGTCGAAGAAGGAAGACTCGCTCGACGCACTCGACGGGATGTAAGAGCTAGACCTTTGGGGGTGGACCTGACCAGTCCACTCCCTCTTTTTTGGAGTAATCCATGAAGATACTCGTCGAGAACATAGTGAACAACATCCCGGTTACGTGGGATGACGAGAAGGAGCGAGACGAATTCCTCGAATCGCTCAAGGAGCAAGGGCAGCTTCACGCAATCATCGTTCGTCAGATGATGGAAGAGAACGAGTTCAACCACGCGATGTATCAGGTTGTCACTGGAGCCAAGCGATACGAAGCAGCCAAGCTCTTGGGATGGACCGAGATTGATGCCGAGGTCAAGAACCCTACGGATATCGATGCCAAGATTATGCGGGTGCATGAGAACCTCCACCGGCACAATCTTCCGTGGTATGAATCTGTCATTCTGGTCCAGCAGCTGCATGAACTTCGCCAGGAGCAGTTCGGAAAGAAGGAAGGCGTCGGCCGTCCGAAGAAAGACGAGAAGGTATGGGGCGTTCGTGAGACGGCATCGGAGCTGAGTCTCTCCATCGGAGGAGTCTCGGAAGACCTTGCGTTGGCGAAGGCTGTCATCTACGACCCATCACTGAAGAACATCAAGGACCGCAAGACTGCCATCAAGCTGGTCAGGTCAGCAGCGCGCCGCATGCAGAACGAGACTGTCGCTGCGATGGGAGACATCACCATCACTGCCGACGAGGTCTATCTCGGAGAGAGCGCAGAGATTCTGGAGCGCATTCCCGAAGAGACATTCGACGCCTGCATTACCGACCCGCCCTGGCTGAACTTCTACGACCCCGCACTCACCGTGGACAAGAGGACACTTCCAGTCTTCGAGCAACTCTATCGAGTACTCAAGACGGATGCGTTTCTCTATCTGTTCGTCTCAGTCGATGACTTCGTTTACTATGGGGGCTACGACTATCTGGACGACAAGGGTGAGAAGTCCCATCGTCGCGGCGCGCTGGAGAAGCTTGGGTTTCGAGTAGCTAAGACTCCAATCTTTTGGAAGAAGGAGAACAGCCTCTCTCGTCGAGGCGTCAAGACCTGGGAATACGACCGCGACTTCGAGACGATTCTCGTAGCAGCGAAGGGGTCACCAGTTCTTGCCCGTGTCGGCAATCTCTCTGCCTTCAAGAGCTTTCCTCAGGTTCCACCAGTCCACATGATTCACCCGAATGAAAAGCCAAGTGTGCTCATTCAGGACATCATCGAGGACTGCACCTTCAAGGGCGCATTTATCGTGGACCCATTCGGAGGTTCCGGTGTCACCGCTGCGTCCTGCATCAAGACCGAGCGCAAGTTCATCACCATCGAACGGGACAAGAAGTTTTTCGACGGCATCGTTGACCGACTCGCAAAGGTCCGAACCGACAAGGAGAAGTCAGCATGAGGTATAGCTGCCACTTCTGCCACAAGTCAGTGAGCAGCGAACTGCCGGATGACTCGGTGATTCGCGCTACACTCATCTGTCCAGAGTGTTTGGAGCTTGGTGACCCAACGAAGCTCAATGCCGCACTGGATGATATCGCAAAGAAACTCAAGGAGAAAGCCTCGTGACCGAGAAGCCAAAGCAGGGATTCGCAACGATGTCTCCGGAGCGGCAGCGTGAGTTGGCATCCAAGGGTGGCCGGACCGTGCATGAGAGGGGACTTGGCCATCAGTGGACCAGCGAAGAGGCCAAGGAGATGGGTCGAATCGGTGGACGTATCACAGCAGAGCGCCGCAAGAGGTTGAAGGAGAGTCAGGCATGAAACTCTACGTCTCAGGCTCATACGCACACAAGAGCAAGATTCAGGAGCTGGTCGATTTCCTCCTGATTAACGTCTCTGGCATCGAAATCACCAGCAGGTGGCTTTCTCTGCCCGAGGAACTGAGCGAGAGCGACAAGGGATTCGACCATCAGTTCTACATCAACGAGGATGTCGAGGATGTTGACCGCTGTGATGCGGTGGTGCTCATCAACACTACCGACCTCAGCACTACATCTCCAGGCAAATGGATTGAGCTGGGCTACGCGCTCGGACAGGGCAAGCTCGCCATCGTCTGGGGCGGCGCGCAGACCTCGCTGTTCCTGCATGACCAGAACGTCGTCTGGCTCCGCAACGATGACTGGTCTGCGCTGGTCCTCGCGCTCCTCGCTGTAAGAGCAACACTCAACTCACTGGACTTGGAGGGCACAGGTGCAAATCGAACGAACGCGGGAAGAGGACCGGGAAGAGATCGAGAAGGAGCTCCGCCGAATAACGCTCAAGATCGAGGTGAAGCTCTCCGTCAAGGAATACTCCAGCGAGAAGGTCGCACACTATCTGACCTTGATAGAGCGATTGGAGACAGAGCTTCGCGAACTGGAGGCCTCGCGGACCCGACTCGAGGCTAGGCTCAAGGAGAACCGAATATACGTTGTGAAGTAACATGTCCAATTACGTCCCAGGTGAGGGACCGGGTGACGCTGACTTCGCTATAGTCGGTGAAGCACCCGGTGCCCACGAGGACCGAATCGGCAAGCCATTCGTCGGCCCAACCGGCGACATGCTTGAGGAGATGCTCTCCGAGATTGGAGTGCATAGGTCCGAGGTCTATCTATCCAACGTCGTCAAGTATCAGCCACCAGGAAACGACATCAAGAAGCTAGAGATGATAGGTATCAAACTTGATGCCTGCATCAGTGACCTGTGGATAGAACTTGGCGCAATCAAACCCAACTGCATTCTCGCGCTTGGCAATACAGCGCTGCGAGCACTCACTGGGAAAGATGGAATCCAGAAGTGGCGTGGCTCAGTAATACTTGGTAAGGACGCCAAGACGAAGGTAGTTGGAACCATACATCCTGCAGCTCTACTCCACAGCGAAGGAGAGGGTCAGGGTGGTGCAATGAGCTGGTCGGCGCGGGTCTATATCGTCCATGATATGCGCCGCGCACTGGAGCATAGCAAGTATCCAGACTACAGACCACCCAGGAGGCGTCTTGAAATCATACGGTCGGCGGTTTCTCTCGCACGTTTCTTCGAGTTCTATCGGGGTCACGATACGCTGTCTGTTGACATCGAGGTATTGCGTGCTATCCCTGTCTGCATCGGCCTCTCGTTCCACCCCAACCACGGAGTGTCCATACCGCTCCTCGACGTGTTTTCTCTCCAGAATAAGGAAGGTATCCACAGGCATGAACTCGCCCAGATGTGGCGTATTCTTGCAGCCCACCTTGCACGACCAGACCTCAAGGTCATTGGACAAAACTTCAAGTTCGACCACGAGAAACTAGAGCGGCCTTGCGGGTTCCGTATTGGTAACGTCCGTGCCGACTTGATGCTCATGATGCACACGTTGTATCCAGAGCTACCCAAGTCGTTAGGCTTCTCGACAAGTATCTACACTGAGGAACCATACTACAAGGACGAAGGTAAAGACTTCAACTTCGCAAAGCAGAAGATAGATGACCTCCTCACGTATAACGCGCGCGACGCAGCAGTCACACTTGAGGCTGCAAAGAAGTGTCTTGCAGAGGCACGATCGGTCGAGGTCAATGGATTCCCCAACTGGTTCGACACTTTTTATTTCGGTTTTGTTAATCGTCTCCATTACTTCTATAAGGACATGGAGCGAGTCGGTCTGCCGATTAACAAGGCGAAACGTGCCAAGCTGGTTGCGGAATACACAGCAAAGGTAGCTGCTGCTGAGAAGTTGATGAATGAGATAGCTGGCTTCGAGCTGAACGTGAACTCTCCGAAGGCCGTAGCTATCTTCCTCTACAAAGAGCTGAAGTTCCCTGAGCGTGGCGAGTGGGTTATCGGCAAGAATGGTAATCGTTACTTCAAGTATCACACAGATGAAGAAACGATTATCGCTCTAGCAGCTAATCATGCTAAGAAGGATGCTAGGAAACGTTCGGCG